GGAATACTGGGGAAGTAGGTGGCAGTGTTTGTTAGGAGGGTGTTTGTGGTGGGGTATCAAACAAAGTTTCCCGTAAACGAATGGTAGGACAGTGTTTTTGGTGGGGTATAAATACGGTAGTGCGCGAGGGTGTGTTAAACGTGTTGGTTGAGTTGTGATTGTGTTAATTTTATTTTATTTTATTTTATTTTATTTTACTATTTGTTATAAGAGCTTTTTAATTTTTACTTATTTTTATGAAACTAACTACCTTATTTTTAGAACAAGAAAAGATACTAGTTCCTAGACGGTCCAAAGAGGAACGTCAAAAAAACTACCTGATTGCTACTCAAAAAAAGATTCAACAGTACATTAAAGATGGAAGTAAAGGGGATTTAGATTTAAGTGATACTCCTATTACCTCATTACCGGATAACTTAAAAGTAGGAGGGGGTTTATATTTAAATGATACTCCTATCTCAAAAAAATATACTGAACAGGAGATAAGACAAATGGTACCAAGAGTAGAAGGAGAAATCTTCTTATAACTACATCTCAAATACAACCGGATTATTAACCGGAGAATGTGTCAAATCAACCATACTAGCATTAATAAACGTAGTTGGGAGAGTACTTAGTTGAAATTTTCCATTATTTATATTACCCCTTTCGTTATGAACATGTCCAAAAACATGAACTTTAGGTGCAATCTCCTCATTCTTAAACTTCTTAAATAATGATAGGTCTCCTACATGTCTAGAATATGTACTATCTAGGATATACTTTGGAGGTCCGTGAGTAATTAATAAATCTACATCTGCTGGAATACTTTTCCAATACCTCCCAATCTTGTCTCTGGGAACGTTGAAAGCCCAATTGTGAAATTCTGGAGTATACGGACTGCCGAAAATTTTAATGCCTTCTAGTGTTGTTTCTTCATGCTTTAGAAATGTAATATCTGGATAATCTGCCGGCCTTACTAAACCTGCTTCTAGACTTGTATCATGATTACCTCCAGTAAAGATTTTATAATCAATAGGTAGAGTAGAGTACCACTCTAAGAAGTCTCTTAATTCAGATTCATTTCTTACCGGGTCTCTGGTATTACTACCGTCTCCGGCATGTACGATACCTTGTATATCGGAATATTGATCTAATAAAGTGTAAAGACTAGGAGAAATTTCTCCATGTCTACCATGGGTATCTGATATTGCTATTAGCTTCATATTTTACTTAGTCGTATTACTTTCATATACTGTGAGAGATGTTAGCACACCTGTTAACTTATTACTGATATATACATCAGGTTTGAGAGGGTTTACGGAGGTCATAATACAGTGCTTTAATCTTGTCGTATATCCATGTTAACATACCTAACAGTCCGAAAAAAAGTATTAAAAATATAACGATTACTAAAAAACTGAGAATAGGTCCTAGAATAGGGAGAGATATAATCCAAAACCAGCTAATGTTTATAAGTTCTAGTAGTTTTAAGACCACTAGAGCTACTGTAAGTAATCCAAAAAAACTTATTCCCAAAGTGTTACTATTTTTACTGTCCTTCATAGTATTGTTTATTATAAAGTTTTTGAAATTTCAGTTATTACTTGTCTGGCGGTATTGACAGAGACTTGGAAGAACTCTTTTTTATTATTAACTCTATAATTCTCTAAATACTTATGAACTGCTTTCTCAAGTGCTTGACCATTACCCGTCCTGTGTACAAATTCTATGTTGAAAGGTATAGGTACTCCGGTACTTGAACTAATTTCCTTACTTCGTATACTAGGTTTTTTAGAAGTATAACCAATTTTAAGTAAACCAGGAAGTGCTGGGTTGGAAAGTAGATAAACAAATTCTTTACCTTTGCTTTTGCTTTNTTTTATCTTGTGTTAGTTTTTTACGGTTAAGAAAATACGTAACTTTTTCAAACCCTCTTTCTCTTTTAACAGGATCTGGGTGAGGAGTTAAAGAAAAAAATCTTGCATCCTTTACACTAGAGCCCCCAGTATAATCTTCCTCTACCGTGATGTATCCTTGATCCAAAGCGATTTTATGATCTATTTCAATAAATGTATTCAAACTATCAATTTTATTTAAGTGTAGAATGTATATTGTTTTATATTAGGTAAAAATTAATTAAACTACAACTTTTTATTTTAATTTATTTTTTATATATTTATTAGTATGAAACAAATAGACTACAGTAAAATATCAGACATTTTTGAGAAAGGAGACTTCGAAATTTACTCTAAGGAGAATATACAAAGCCTATTTAATGATAAAAAAGTTATCTTCGGTACTGTTGTACGTAGTATACTAAACTACGAACTTCTTAAACAAAGTCAAAAAAACAAATTCAAAGAACAGTTTGAGAAGATCGAACCTAATATTAAATTTAAATACTACTCTAAGTACTATAGCTTACTAAGTTCAATCGGTAAGGTTGATATTAATCACATTTCTCCTACTATTTCTGATATTGGTTATAAAAAAGTTATACAAAGTCTAAATACTTTATTAGAGTATTTTATTAGTATAGAACTATATGAAAATTGTATACTTATCTACAATTATATCTCTTTCATAGAGGAAATCTATCCATTAGATAGGTAAATAATAGTTGCCTCCCTCCTTTTTTTATTTGATCTTATATGGTATAAGAGGTACCAAGGTACAATAGGTACTAGAAAATAAATAAATAAATAAATAAATAAATAAATAAATAAATATTATATTATATTATATTATATTATATTATATTATCTATTAATTTTAATTAATAAAAATTATATGAGATATCAAAAAGTAGTTGTGAATAGATTAGGTAGTGCTTTAAATAATATTCAACAGATAGAGTATAAAGTAAAGAGAGAAGTAAGTAGAGTAAATGTTTTAGAAGAGTTAAAAGCTTTGAGAGAGGATCTAGAAGATATTCAATCTTTAGCAAATAGGACACAGTAAAATGCTTAAAGCTGAACAGATAGAGAAGAATTGGAAAAAACACGGAACTATAATAAAGACTTTTTTATCTGAAGATAGAGTTGAGAAAGTATTTAGTATGTATGAAACTTTTGGAGATGAAATAGTTATGGCTCCGGCTTCTGGAAAGAAGTCTTTTCATAATGCTTTTCCTGGAGGGTATATAGACCATGTTAATAGAGTAGTAGAATATACTCTTAGGCAAGCTAAATTATGGAAAGAATCCGGAATTTCTTCAAAGTTTACTGAAGAACAAGCCGTCTTTAGTGCACTATTTCATGATTTAGGTAAATTAGGAATCCCAGGATCTCCTAACTATAAGCCTCAGACCGATACTTGGAGAAAGAAGAATTTAGGGGAAGTATATTTAATAAATCCTGATAACGATTTTATGTTAATTCAAGATAGATCCCTCTACCTATTACAGAAATTCTCTATTAAGGTTGATTTAATAGAATACCTCACTATAAAAACACATGACGGTCTCTACGACGAGACTAATAAACCTTACTATATATCATACAACCCAGATTCTAGGTTCAAGACACACCTTCCTCAAATACTTCATAATGCTGATTTATTAGCCACTCGTTACGAACAAGAACATAATTCATAAAAGTATGGAATTTACATTTTCACTTACAACCGGTCTAACTATAGCTTTAATTATATCCTTTGGATTTAATATACTGTTTACTTTTCTTATTAACAGAGCTTTAAAACAAGTTGAAGTTTATGAACAATATGTTATGCGATACCAAGTTATTTTTGAAAAGACTCAGTCAGTTGTTAGAGAAGGAGAGAAAAGAATAACCGAGTTAGATACAACCGAAGCTTTTAAATCAGATGACGAAATTGGATTTTTCTTCGACCAAGTAAAAAACATACAGGATATATTAACTAAATTAACTTTATCAGAAAATGTCTACCAACAACAAGGAGAAGAAAAAGAAAAGTAAAAACTACTTTACAAAGGATACTGAAAATGCTATTATAAAATACAATAATACAGCCGACTCTGAAGTAAAAAAGCAAATATTTGAAGAACATATACACTACCCTTTTTATAAACTTTGTGAAAACATAATACATACATTCAAGCTTCGATATACGGATACAGAAACCATCGAAGATTTAAAACATAAGCTTATATCTATTCTAGTAGAAGATAAGATTCATAAATTTGACCCTACCGTTGGTGCAAAAGCTTACTCTTACTTCGGAACTATAGTTAAAAGATGGTTAATCAATTACAATAATAAAAATTATAAGCAGATTAAAAAACAGGGGACTTGGGACGAATTCAATGATCCTGGTGTACCTCCTTCTATGTTTGTTGAAGACGATGCTATAACTCTTTCTGAATTTTTTAACGAATATATCGAAGAAATGTACAATCANATAGACAACCTTTTTACTAAAGATAGAGATAAAGAAATAGCTGATGCACTATTAACTATTTTTGAAAAGAGAGATGATTTAGAGATCTTTAAGAAAAAAGCAGTTTATCTTTATGTAAAAGAGATTACAGACTGTAAGACAGTGCACTTAACAAAAGTAGTTAAAGTATTAAAGTCTGAGTTTTATAAAAGATTAAGAGAGAAACAAAAACTAGGGTTAATTTTAGAGTACTAAATAGTTACAGAACCTGTATTTATATTAATACATTAACAGTTAATATAACCTCTACAGTAAAATGTCTTACGAAAAAGAAGTATTTGAAGGTAAAACCCTTTCAGGAGTCTTTGAAGAAATTTATAAAAATTCTAAAGATAAGGATTTTAAGATAAATTCTTTAATTGGAGAGCTAACTGGAATGATTGAATCTCCTGGTGATGCTACTTTAATTGTACCTTTAATTAAAGACTATTTAGACGTCAGTGTTAAAAATAACGAACATTTAATAAAGTTGGCAAGTATCGTACAGAGGCTAGAAACATCAGGAAATAAAGATGGAAATGAAGAGTTCGATTGGGAAGATTTACTTGAAGCAGTCGAGGAGTCTAACGAACCTTTGGACAATCCTGAGTTAAAAGATACTAAAGATACCTCATCTACAGATTCACCTAATGAAGATTAATACAAAATACAACAATCCATCTCTAACTCCTTCTTTCTCTGAAAAACTGCAGCCTACCTCACCGGTTCAAGGCAGTGTTAGAAGGTACGGAAGAGTAAAACGGATAGTACTAGAAGAAACTAACCCGGATTACGAAACTTTTGGTAGAACTAACGCACTTTACGGTATTAGGGTGTATCCTCTAGGCTCTCAGCTAGATGAAAACGAAATAGATGAACTACCATTTGCCAAGAACTTCGATCTATCTCTCAGAACTGTTCCACTACTAGGAGAAATTGTAGAAATATTCTCTGCTCCCTCTCAACTCTCTCCTACTAGTACTCAAATTCCTACAAATCTTTACTACTCTAGGATTGTTAACCTATATAACTCTGTAAACAATGGATTTCTACCGGATGCAACACAAACTATAGAAGATCCTGACTTAGGAGAAGAAGTAGAAGAGTTAGATGATTTAGGAATTCTATTTCCTTTCCCTGGAGATACGTTAATTCAAGGTAGAACAGGAGGAAATATCCGGATTTCCGGGTATTCTCACCCAAAAAACGTATACTCTAATGGAGATAACAATGGAAAGTCCTTTATTATACTGTCTACAGAGGATGTACCTAAATCAGAAGAAGTCCCTTCTGCTCGTGTAGAATCCTTAAATAACCCCGGTTCTACAGTGTTTATAGGTACAGATCACAATATTTTCTTAAATTCAACACATAAATTTAAAGAAACATACATAGAGAACCCAGAAATCAGAGATAAGTACAAGCCGATAGAGTTTAATCTGTACAGGGGTAGTCAAATTGGGATGAATACTGGTAGAATTGTCCTTCAAGGTAATGAGGATGGAGTTTTTCTAATTGGTAAAAAAAGTGTTGGTGGAAAAGGAGAGAGTATAAACTTGGAAGGTACTGAGTATATTGGACTTGATGCACCTAAAATTTACATAGGACAGAAGTCGAAAATTAGAGGTAAAAAGGTTAATCAACCTGCAATTAAAGGACAAGAGTTAGTAGATTGGGAAAAAGATCTTTTAAATGAGTTAAGAAGTATTGCTAGGAAATTCTCTACAGTCAGTAACCCACCTCAAGCAGTAGCAGTACTGTCCCAAGTAGGGAACTCTTTATTAGGTAAAATTAACAGTTTAGAAAGTAGATTGGAACGTATCAAATCTAAAAAAGTGTATATAGAGTAATGCCTTACTTAAACATTCCTAATTCTAACTTAGTACCTTCTGTAGGAAAGATAACAGGAAAGTTAGAAGGAACAATAATTACCGGAGTTAATAGTAATATTAACACTATTCGTGAAGAATTTAAAAAAGGTATTCCAGAAGACCCTAGTACATATTTAAGTAGATTAGATAACAACAGCGAACAAGTATCTAAAGTTAAACAGAGGTTACAAAAATTTAAAAATCTAGGACCTACCTTAAGGAGATCTGCCGTAGGTCTAAATAGAACCGTGACAGTATTAAAAAGTTTACCAATTCCCGGCCTTAACCTAACCGGAGGAATTACCACGACTTTTTCTGATACTTTACGTACGGTGAAAGAAGTACAAACTCAATTAGAAGAAGATGCCGACGGTATTGATGTCATTATAACCGACGATAACAGTACGGAAATAATACAAGATACTGAAACATCTATAAATAACTTGAAGATATTGTTACAGCTTGCTCAAGCTTATAACATAGTTTCAAATAACGTAACTACGGTAGACAGAACAGTACTTGAAAACCAGTTTTTTATTGGCTCTACAAAAAGTAATATTAGTTCTGAAATTAAAAAAATACAAGATATATTACAGAAGTATACTACTCTACCTGAACTTAATTTTATTGAATTTGATCAACCTGATCAAACAACTGAACAATTGTTTACCTCTAGAGATGGAAGACAGTTTTCATTAAAGATTGTAGAAATCGAAACAACTGAATCTGGAGTTTTTTTAAGACAGGCAGTAGCTATTGACATTACAACCAGCACCATCGTAACAGAATCTGAATCGACATTCTCTCCAGATAATAGTTTACTCTTCGATGAACTAAAATTTAAAATAAATAACGAACTTTAAAGGTAAACCATATTTATTAATATGAAAGTTAAAGCATTTAAATCTATAATTAAAGAAGCCGTAAAAGAGGCAGTAATAGAAGTACTTTCAGATAACTTAAATAATACTGAAGTACCAAATTCTAACATACCGTCTTCTCCACAGGAACAAGTAACCCCTAAGAAGTTACCTACTGAGAACCCATTACAGGAAGTATTACAAGAAACATACCATACTATGAAAAGTAATCCTAGAGAAGCAGATAATTTTAACGTTCCTGATTTTAATGTTAACTTTACTTCAGAAAAAGCACAAGCGTTTAGCCCTCAACAGCATGTACCTGTTGATACCGGTGTATCAGCTCCTAGTAGTAAATTTGAGCAGGATATGATGAAAAAGACAGCTGCTATTGTAGACCAGATGAAAAAAACAGGTAAACTAAATAAGTAAAAAATGCCTAGACAGTTTAGACAAATTGATCCTTTAGATTTAGATAAAGATCAAGGCGTAGGAATAGCTTTACCTTTTGGAATAAAACCGGTTTTCACTACAACTTTTGAAACTTCAGAAGCTATAAAGAACAACTTAGTGAGTCTACTTTTAACTGAACCTGGTGAAAGATTCTTAAACCCTGATTTAGGAACTCCGTTAAGAAGTATACTTTTCGAAAATTTAACACAAGTAAGACTTCAAACAGTAAAAGAAGTACTTGAAGATAAGATTCAATCTTTCTTCAACAGAGTATTTATTGAAGATTTAACCTTACAAGCTGAAAAAAACTCTCTACTAGTATCTTTAAAATACTCAATAAAAAATACAGGAATACAAGACGAAGTCCTAGTAAATATCGAAGTATAATAAAAGTATGAAAGAAACCCCTGACATAAATTACTTAAATAAAGAGTTTTCTGATATAAGACAGGAACTTATTAACTTTGCAGAAAACTACTTTCCGGACACCTATAAGGATTTCTCCCCGTCTTCTCCTGGAATGATGTTTATAGAGATGGCTGCCTATGTAGGAGATATACTTTCTTTCTATACAGATACTCAGATACAGGAAACATTTTTACAACACGCTAAAAACCCAGCAAATCTATACTCTTTAGCTTACGCCTATGGATACAGGCCCAAATTGACCAGGTCTTCAGAAGTAGAATTAACTGTATCTCAAACAGTAGATGCTGTAGGAGATCCTAAAAAACCTGACTGGTCTCAAGCAGAAATACTTTCTGGTGATCAACAGATAGTAGCTAGTAACGGACAGCAAACACCTTTTAACCTATTTAATTCGGTAGATTTTTCATTTTCTAGTTCTTTTGATCCCACTGAAGTTGAACCTATTGTAGGAGTAAACGAAGAAATAGAAGAGTTTAGACTAATTAAAAAAGTTAAAGCTTTTTCTGGTGAAATAGTTTCTCAAGACATTACTATTGAAGGAGTTGAAAAATTCCGTACAGAAGAAATAGGAGGGGAAGGAATTATAAGAGTTCTTTCAATTAAAGACGACCAAGATAACGAATGGAAAGAAGTTCCATACTTAGGTCAAGAAACATTACCAATTGAAGACACTGTAAAGACTGAAGGTATACGAAAATCCCTACAAGTCACTAAAGTTCCAAAGAGGTTTATTACCAGATTTACTTCTAACCAATCTCTACAAATACAATTTGGAGCAGGGATAAAATCATCTTCAGACCAAGAAAACTTCTTACCCAATCCAGAAAACGTTAATGAAGATAACGAGTTTTTTAAAACTTATGACCCTACCAATTTTGTTTTTACGGATAGTTACGGACTTGCTCCTACTAATTCTGATAGTCCTCTAACAGTTGAATACTTAGTTGGTCAAGGTAGGTTAGATAATATATCAGCTGGAGATATAAATTTAAGTGAAACCGTCAACGGCAGGAGTATTACTATTACTAATGAAGAACCTTCTCAAGGGGGGAGAGGACCAGAATCAGTTGAAGAACTTAGGCAAAATATTTCAAGAGCTTTTAACCAGCAGAATAGAGTCGTAACACTAGAAGATTACGTAGTTAGAGCTGTAGGAATGCCATCTGAATTCGGAACAGTTGAGAAAGCCTTTCCTATTCAGACTAGAACAAACGTTAATACCTCTAGTACGAATACTTCTATAGACCTATACGTCCTTTCTAAAGACATTGAAAATAAATTAGCTCCAGCTAATAATATTCTAAAAGAAAATCTAAAACAGTACCTATCTGAGTTTATCCCTATAACTCAAACAGTTAACATCTTAAACGCTTTTATTATTAATATAGGTGTAGAAGTAGAAATCCTTCCTAGACCAGGGTCAAATCCTAATCAAGTACTTGGAAGAACTATACAGGCTGTTTCTGAATTTTTTGATACAAAGAATAGAAGTATTAACTCCACAATTGATTTAAATAATTTATATACTGTACTAGATAAAGTACAAGGAGTTCAGACTGTAGAGAATATTAACATAATTAACAAAGCTGGAAATATAGACGGTAGACAGTATTCACAAAACTCCTATGATATTACATCTGCTAGAAGAAATAACATTATATTCCCGTCCTTAGATCCTTCTATTTTTGAAGTAAAGTCTCCTGAAGAAGATATTAAAGTTAAACTTTTATCCATATAAATGGCAATTTTTAGAATTCCTTTTAATAAAGCAAGTACTCTTTACAGTGAAAACGAATTGATGAACACTGGCAAAGACGAGATTTTAGAGGTAGGGTCGTACATAACCGGTACTGGAGAAAGAAGTGTTGCTAGATTCTTAATACAGTTTTCTAAAAAAAGATTAGAAGATACGTTTACAGATCTTATAGGAAATGCTCCTTTTTCAGCATCTATGAACATTAAACTTGCTGAAGCATCGGAAATACCTACAGATTTCGAAATAGAAACCTTCCCTGTTGCACAAGAATGGACAAACGGAACTGGAAAATTCAATGACATACCAGTAAACACAACCGGAGTTAGCTGGACATTTAGATCAGGACAAGAAGAAGACCCATGGTTAACTGATAACTTCCCAGCTAATGTCACCGGTTCTTTTACAGTAAGCTCTCAAGGAGGTGGGAACTGGCTAACAGAAATAAATGGTGTACAAGTTGATAGTGTTCAAACGTTTGAATTAGATGATGACTTAGATCTCAATATTGATATTACCGACCTCGTATCCGGCACCTTAGATAATACGTTCAATTACAATGGTTTTATTGTAAAGCTTAAAGACGATATAGACTTTGGTAATAATCTAAATACTAGGTTATGGTATTTTTCTAATGATACTAATTCAATATATAGCCCTTATTTACAACTGTCTTGGGACGATAGCAGCTACACCACTGGGTCTTTATCAGTTATAGACGATGCTTCGGTAACAATCATACCTAAAAATTTAAAACAGACTTATTTTGAAAATTCTAGTGTACATTTAAGACTAGTAGCTAGAAAAGAGTTTCCTGAAAGAACTTTCAGTACCGGATCTCTTTACTTAGAGAATAACGCATTACCGGAAAATAGTTTATGGTCTTTGAAAGATGAAACTACCGGAGAAACGGTTATACCTTTCGACGAAGAAGGTACAAAAATCAGCTGTGATAACAATGGTCCGTTTTTCAACATATATCTGCAAGGACTAGAACCTGAAAAATATTATCGAGTTATTTATAAAGTACCTATTGAAAATGAATACCATATAATTGATAATAGAAATGTATTCCAAGTAACTAAGTATGGAAAGTAAGGAAATAAGTAAAAAAGTACTAGATAGAAAGAAAGTACAAAAAGTACTAAACTTAGACTTTGAGACATTTACAGACCCGGAACCTGAGGTACAGCTTTCAGTAAGTGAATTTTTCAATGAATACGAAAGACTTTTTACTGAAATACCTATAGAAGGAGAAACTGAATCTCACAGGTTTTTAGTCAATAGGAGTAAAGAACTGCTTGATTTTGACACTATTACCGATGATATTGAACCTTTATTACAAGAGATATCATTTTTAAGAAGGCAATTACTTAATGCCAGAACTGAAATAGTTAATTTACAGGTTCAGCTTACAGGTGATGTTCCTGAACCTATTGAAGAACTAGATATAGAACCCGATACAGATATTCCTCAAGACGATGATCCAACACCGCCACCACCACCACCACCACCACCACCATCACCACCATCACCATCACCATCACCACCTTCTAGAGATAGAGAAACTCTTAGATTCCAGGAAACTCTTCAAGTATTATAACACAATTTAAAGTACAGCATTGAGTAGAAAAAACATTGTAATAAAGTTAGAAGAATCCGCAAGAGACAGGTATAACTTTCTCTTACCTGAAGACTCTGCACTTATTCCAGAAGTAAAAACTAAACGGTTCTTTAATAAAAATACGGACAGAATAGAAACCGTAGTTTTTTCATTAGACGGTACCATTTTAAATGTAGAATCTAATAATCCTAGGTTTAAAACTACTCCTGGTGATTCTCTAGATGGTATTGAGCTAAGAGAAGTAAAACTCTTTCCAGAACAAGATGCAGTTAGAAACGGGTTTAACTCCGGTGATGTAGAAGTACTTTATAACTTTTACAGAAACGTATTTACAGATACTAAAGAGGAAATACAGTTTTTTATAAAAGAAGTATCACCTGATAGAACTGAACTAATACTACTTCCTGTGGACCTTCCTTCGGAAGAAATTAACGAAGGAGTACAAAAATACAAATCTGAAAAACAGGGAAATACTTCTTTTCAAGAAATTCTTTTAAGGTTTACTGACTCTAATGTACACAGCATTGTAAACCTAGACTCAATTTTAGTAGACGGAGATATTGGAGTTAAAGTTAAACTGTATGTACCTTTAGATTCTTCTAGGGGACAAAAAGACATAGTTACCTTAGTTGAACCTTTATCTGACGGAGTTATATACCGTATTGAAGAAGAAGTAGAGATTTCAGATACAGAAGAACTTTTAAATGCTATTAAAGGTCCAAATTTTTCAGTTAAATCTTCTGAACCGGATACACCTTCAACCGACTTACTTTCTCTATCTGATCTATTAGCCCAAGAAAATGGAAACACAGAAAACCTACTTTTTCAGAAAATAAGAGAAAATAATGTAAACCTAGGTATTAACTATAACGACCCAGAAGAGTTTATCAACTTTTCATCTTACCGTAACAGACTAGAAATATTTAACAATAAGAAAAAGCTCCTTGACGTAGAGTCAGATGAGAGCAAAAAACAGAAAATTGTTGAAAACTTCGACCATTTTGAAAAGTACCTATTTGAAGAAGAGGTTAATGTAGACGGGTATTTAATAAATCAAGCAGAGACGTACGATAGACAGAATCAGAATCGGTTAATTAACAGTATTCCCAACTTTATTAAAGAAGACCCTAGAAATCAAGCATATCTTTTGTTTGTAGATATGATAGGGAATACGTTTGACAATATATGGATTTATACTAAGGCTTTACAAAACCGGTACAATACAGACAACAGACTTGAAATTGGATTATCAAAGGATTTGATAAAAGAGGCTGTTAAGAGTTTTGGATATAAAATAAATGAAGACAGTACTAGTTTAGACCTACTGTTTAAAAATTACCAACACCAAAAGGAATTTCTTGAAAAAGAGTTTTCAGAAGACCATGAAGATAAACAGATACAAGAAGAAACTTCCAAGCAAGACTATATCCAAGAAGTTTATAAAAGGGTATACCATAATATACCGGTTCTATTAAAAAGTAAAGGTACTGAGAAAGGTATCAAGACTCTTATCAACTGCTTCGGTATTCCAACAGACTTAATTAACATTAAGGTTAATAAACTAACCGGAAAAGTATCAGAGATGGTAACTAATGAGTCTAAAGACCGTATCAATATTGTTTCTGGATCTTCATTAGGAAATACTTTATCGTTAGAATCGAGCATTAAAGAAAACAACAACAGTGTAGACACTACAGAAAATGGATTAGAAATAGGATTTTCACCTTCTTATATCCTCGATAAACAGTTAATAGAAAACAATCCTAACCTTAATTTAGACGACATACTAGGTGATCCTAGATTTAG